TCAGTCATGTCGCGTCATCCTTGTCGTAGGTCCAGATCCAAATCGGGCAGAGATTTGCCCGACGGTGATGTCATATGGCGCAGCAGGCAGATCCGCCGCCGCAATGCTGATCGCAGGACTATCCGCCTCAAAGGTCGCCAAAACGGTGCCCGCCTTCTCAATGGAAATCAGATAGCTCTCCCGCTCCTCGTTCAGCGGTACGTCGCCAGCCCCCCATAGATCGCCATCAATGCGGGTACGCCGAACCCAGCTTAGGGACAGCCCTCCAGCCACATCAGGCAGCCCACGCAGATGCGCAGGGCTGTAGGGACGCAGGCCAGCACCATCAAAGGCCCGAACCTGCGTCGAGTATGTGGCGTCATCGACACTGCGCAACGCAGGACCAATCCGCAGGTAACGGTCCAACCCACGGGCAGAGAGCGGCAAATCAATCTGCACCGCCGCCCCATCCAGCGCGACAAAGCGTGTGCCTTGTGGCCAACTATCGGGAATGGCAAATTCCGTTCCGGCCTGTCCACGCAACAACCCACGTAGTTCATAGGTCTTTGGTCCCACTAGGGTGGCGTCACGAAACTGGATGATCTCCCAATCTCCGGTATCCCCATTCCGCAATGCGGCGATATTCGCACCATCCAGAACAGCATCAGCCGTACGCCCCTCTAACGCACCATGACTTAGCTCGACCCGCAGGACGCCACCGGACCACACACCTGCCCTAGCTGCCGGTAATGGCGCAGTCAGAACACCGAGAGTTGCCTCACGCATGACCTGACCAACCAGCTCATAACCAGTCTCGGACGGTGACAGGAACACATTGACCGGACCGGGCCACGGGGTAGAGGCTGCCGCGACATAGGGCGTATGCTCTACCTCGTCCCCCCGCAATAACGGCAAGTCCATGATTTCCGACAGAACCGGCCCAACACCAGACGAGGCCTTGGCATCGAACAACCGATCAGGATGATCTGCGGCAACATAAACCGCCGCCTCGACTCGAACCGCCTCCAACTTACGTGCGCTCTGCTCCTCAATCCGGTCGATGCGCCAACTGGCGCCGTCCAGCTTGATAACATCCCCCGGCTCCAGCACCATTAACGAGGGCGGAACGGAAACCTCCAGCGTATCCCGTGAAACCAGCGCTTCGGCCAACCATCGTTCCGCAACGCCCTTTGCCTGCCCCGCGCCCAGCGCAACCGGCAGGTCCGCTGTCTCTGCCCTCATCGGGGCACCTGCATCCAGTGCTGCCTCAACCGAGCCACTTTGATAATCATGGTCCGACTGGATATAGCTTAACCGAACGCGATCAGGCTGCTGATCCAATGCGCCACGCACCTTATGCGGGCCACTATCCTCAACCTCGTCCATATCCGTCAGATCGGCATCTACCAAACCGTCGCGGGTAAAGAAGTGCAGGACCCCGTCCCGTTCACGACAATCAAACCCATAGGCCAGCATTAACGGCTGCAAGCCGGAGCGCGCAGATTGCCCGTCACGCATCTCCATTCCGGCCACACCACCGAACAGACGTTTCGTCTCAATCGCGGTCACACCGGAACGTGCGCAAACCTCGCGCACAACATCGGCCAGAACGGCCATCTCCTGCCGTCCCGAAATCCAATGACCGGTGCCAAAATTCACACCATCCGACCATTGCCCAACCCGATTGGGAAAATCGGGCCACGGTCGCGCGTCCCATGCCCAGACATGCGCCCGATCCATACGCAGCATAGGCCCGTCATAGATCTCGGATACAGGGTTGCGCCCATCCTCACCCCAATAGTCCAACACGGCGTTGATATATTGATGCTGGATAAAGTCATCCCGCGCCCCGGTGGAAAAATACGGAACGGAGTTTTCGCTCGACTTTATGTCCCGAAAAACATTGGGTTGATTGGTTCCCTTGTCGATGGCCGCACAACCGAACTCGGTAAACCAGATCGGTTTGGAGCGCGGCACCCACGCCGTTTCCACATTTGAGCGTACACCACCGTGCCGGTCAAAATGCGGGCGCTCCCACCAATTGCGAATGTCCTTGTTACGGAACACATGATCATCACCATAGGCACTATCGGTGATAGGCGTTCTTAGCTGCCCCTCACGGTCTGCATCTGTGGCGTAATACCAGTCGTAACCCTCGCCCCCCTCGATATTAGACTTCAGGTAGTCAGGGTCATGTATTGAACGCCACCCATCCTGCGCATCCAGATGATCGTCCCCTGCACGCCAATCGCTCAACGGCATGTAATTATCGATCCCGACGAAATCGATATTCGCATCTGCCCATAGCGGGTCGAGGTGATAAATCACGTCATCGCCATCATGATGCCCGTAATATTCGGACCAATCCGCCGCATAGCTCAGCTTTACATCTGGCCCCAGAACGGCACGTACCTCTGCCGCCAATGCAATCATCCGCGTTACAGCAGGATATGCCCCGACCTCATCCCGCGTACGCAACAGATCGCGCATTTCCGACCCGATACAGAACGCAGCAACGCCCCCCGCGGCCTTACACAGATGCGCGTAATGCAGCACCATCCGGGCAAAACCGAAATCGCTGCCCGCATAGTTGATCGAGCCACCCGAAACGGTAAAATCCTCAGCCGTTGCAGGGCCAAAGAACGCCTCAACCTCAGCCACCGCAGCAGCCGTACCATTTGCAGTGGCCAAAATGCGCCCACGCCATGGAAATGCACCTTGCTCGGAACCGCCCAGTGGGTCAGGCAGGCCATTATCAGGCGCAATATCCATCAGGATGAACGGATAGAACGTCACCTCAACACCGCGCGACCGCAGCTCCGCTATCGCCTCCACAATCGAGGCATCGGCTGGCGTCCCACCATAGTTCACACGATCACCTGTGCGACTGATGGCATATCCCGCACTGCGCCCCAGCCCGCTAACCACCCATGGCATACGGTCGCCATCGGCCAGCACCTGCTCAACCCCCGGCTTCATCTCGCATTGACCTGCACGCAGATCGGTGCCAAACCAACTGGCAACCATCAGGGTCGAGTCCACCTCGGGGAATTGCCCCTGCAAATGATCCAGCGACAGCGTTACATCCGCCGCACCTGCATCATTGTTGACGTTGACCGTCTCATACTCACCCGGCCCATGGATCAGGCTGACCTGCTCCGTCGCGAGGGCATACTCCCCCGTACCGGGGATCAGGGCGACGGCCTGCACACGATCGCGCAGCGTCGGCTGGTCACTAGAAGGCTGACGGTATACCTCCACATTGATCTGCGGAATGCGGTTGCCATAGCTGGTCAGGTCCAACCCCTCGAAAACCACGTAAGCGGTCCCCCGATAGGCAGGCGCATCCTCAGTACCCTCGATCGCGGCAATGACCGGATCAGGCATCTGCGTGTCCGACCCGTCATAGAACCGGATTTCCAGCTCGGACTGATCCATCAACTTACCATCTGCCCAGATACGCCCGATGCGCGTCGCAACGCCCTCACACAGCGCTAGAGCGAAGCTGACGGAATAGGTATAGCTTGTCTGCGTGACCTTCGGCTTTGATCCCTTACCGCCACCACTGCTGGCGGTGCTGACCGTCTCCAAAAACCGCGTGGACCAGATCATCTGACCGGGCAAACGTGTGCGCCCAGCGATATATGGCAGGGCCGTTCCCTCCTGCGCACCCTGCACGCGCCACGTATCCAAACGCCCCGTTTCGACGACAGAGGCACCGGCCCCCATGATCCGCTGATCGATCAGCGATCCCAAACTTGCGCCCACGGCCTGCCCGATGGCCGCACTGGTCAGCCCCATAACAGTACCGCCGACCGCCCCGCCAATGGCAGAGCCTGCCGCAGCTAATAACAGCGTTGCCATTCAGTTTCTCCCTACAGGAAAGCGGAACCCCGCCACGATCCGCCGCCCCCATGCAGGGCCTAGCGGGCTTTCGACCACGCCATGCCCTGAATAGGCATGGATTATCCGCTGCGCGTCCGGCGTGGCATCGCTCAAAATCGCAAGATGCTTGGCCACCGCCTGCCCCTTCACGCGAAACAACAGAACATCGCCCGCCCGATAGGGCGGCGCGATCTGGATCAAGTGCCGCGCGGCCCCCTCATGTAGACGTTCCACACGGTCGATCTCGGACCAATCGGGGGTGTAACCGGGCATCTCCTCCGGCTCACCACCGATCAGCGCACGCCAAACCCCACGGATCAGGCCCAGACAATCGGCACCCGCACCGCAAACACTTGCCTGATGCTGGTACGGCGTCCCCAGCCAGCAACGTGCCTCGGCAACGACGTCCTCAGCTTTCGCGTAGTGATCCACCATCATGTACCTCCCCTTGGTTGGGATACGATGTCAGCCAGTCCTCGCCCGGAATGTGGGGGAAGCCTCTGAAATTCATGAAGTTCGAGAATTTGGCACGGCACGTTTCCGCCCGCCGGTCGCATCCGGAAATCACGTCGAACGTGTCACCGATTGCCACCTCAAACGCGGCCCCCGTGCGCAGCCCCAGCAAGCGCATACCACTGCGCGATGTGTCATGCCGTAACGCCGACCGCGTGCCTGCATTGCCGCCACCGGTCCACGCGATAACGCCGCCCGCGAACCAGCCGGAGGCGTACGCGGCCAAACCATTGACCACCAGCGTGCCATCGCCCTGAATTGCCGTGACAGTGCCCTCGGCCCGAAAATCGGAGTTGGTAAGATCAACACCACACCGCGCATCGCCCAAGGTCGCATCGCAATCCCGCCCCAGCGCACGCCCAACCGGCCGGTTGAGGTCATCCACCAGCGAGCGTAGCTCTGCCTCAAACGCACCCTGCCCACGCCGGATTTCACCGATGCGCCCAGTAAATACTGCCAGCTTCAGGTCGGTGCGTTGCCAATCAACCAACCACTGCTTTACCTCGGCCCCGTCATATAGACCCGCCGCGATGTCCACCTCGCGGATCGCATCCGCGCTCAACGCGCCCAGCACCTCGCCATTATCCGCGCTCATACCTGTGGCCAGATCCAGCGCACCAGCGCTCAGCCCGCTTTCGGCGGCATAGCGCACACCATCCACGACCAAACTGCGGTCATGATCGGTAAAGCCCAACTGCTCACCATCCGCCCGCGTCACCAGCCAGCAGCGGCACAACGTCGTGGCACCGCTATCCAGCCGCGCCTGCATTTCCGTAGGAATATCACGCATCAGACACGCACCTCCACAATCGGGATCGAGGGGATTTCTCCGGCCTCGAACGCACCCAGGGATGTCTCGATCAGATCGGTGTCGAACCGCACCGGCACGTCGAACTCAAATCCGGCGGAGATCACCGCCCCGTCCTGTGGTGGCACGTCAAAACTGACGATGCCCGTCGCCGCATCCAGCGCAAATCCCTCGAATATCTGCACACCACCCACGCCCAGGCGCAGCGTCCCCGCCACCGGCTTCTCGATGGGCCGGACATAGGATGCAGGGCCGGACAGATAGGTCTTACTCAACTGGAACGCGGCACTGACACCATCGCCAACGCCGATATCCTGATCGAATGCCTCGATATCCTGCGCGGACGGGGCGGACCGCCAATCGGACCAGTCGCGCCACCGAAACCCGTGAAGGCGACCGGCGCGTGCCTCGAAAAACCCGATCACCCCCTCCAGATCATCGCGCGACCGCATCCCCAAACCCGCGTCAAAGCGGCGCCGCGAATGCGCCCACGGGCTGTTACGCTCCTCATGCCCGCTGGCAAGCGTGACGATCTCCGTCCTCCGCTCAGGCCCGCCTGTTGATCCGAAGCTGACGCTGACCGGAAACCGTACCTCGTGAAAGCTCATGGCTTCCTCCATTCATATCTGTGGGGATGGCGCGCACCTATGGGCGCAAAATTGCAGGCTTGTCCGGCGTCACATGTTCCGCTGGCCCCGCGACAGGGCACGCGACATCTCGGCGGCGACCTGCGTGCGGGACTTGCGGAAACCATCAACATCGGGCGAGGAAATGTTCATCGTCACATGCACAGCACTGCCGCCACCGCCCGCTGCCTTGACGCCCAAGGCACCATCAGCACCACGGGTCAGCGGCATAATTGCCTCGGGCCCCGCCTCCCCCATCAGGCCCATTCCGCCGCGCATGGGAAAGCTGGTGGCGCCATTCACAACGCCGCCCTTGGCAAAGGCTGTGGGCCGCCCGCCCGACATCACCCCACCATTGGCAAAGGGCATCAGCGCACTGATCCCGCTCTGCACCAACCCGCTCAGGGATGACCCGACCGCATTCTGGACCGGCTTCAACGCCTGATCCAAAATCGACGAGGAGATAGACTGCCCCAATTGCCGCATCGCATCCGAGGCCCGCGCCCCGTCGAAAACCAGCGCATCAAACGCGCCGCGCAAACCCGTGCCGATGGAACGATCCAGTCCCGCAATCCCGGCAGAGGCCGTCTCCAGCGAGCGTCCGGTTGAATCCAGCTCGCGCCGGAAGGCCTCAACCATTGTTTCCGTTGATGCGATCGAGGCATCCACCTCGGCAAACAGCTCCTGCACTTCGTTGATTTCACTCATTCCACTTGCCTCTCATCTGGCCACTCGCCCTTCATCTGGCTAAATTTCGTGTCGGGATAACGGGCGCTCAACTCATCAAACCGCCCACGCGCCATGGCGGGGGCGGCCTGCGGATCCAGACCAGCCATCAGGGCCAGTTCGGCCGGCGTTAGCGCCCAGAACTGATCGGGGGTCAGGCGTAGACCATGCAGGCCCAGCCGCATCAGCGCCGGCCAATCGATCATTCAGCCGCGCCTTCAACACCGGCAAAGGTCAGGCGCAGCAACCGCGCCGCGACCCGTGCGGCCTCCACTGGCCCACCACCGATGACCGCCGTTGCCAGTTTGCCCGCCGGCGCACCGCCTGCCTCCAACAAAGCAACCAGGTCAGCGGCCCGAAACGTCCCCGCCTCGAACCGTGCGACCAGATCGGTCAGGCTATCCGTGCCCAACCGCTCCTCCAGCTGCGCCAATGCCCCCAGATGCAGCCGCAACACATACGGCTTTTCATCCAGCACCAACGCCACCTCACCCCGATGCGGGTTCGCGCGCTTCTTACTCACAGCGCGAGGAAGCTCAGCGCGCCGGCACTGGCCATCGACATTTCGTAAACAGCCTCACCGTCATACTCGCCGGAATATTCGATAGAGGTCAGCTGGAACGGCCCCTCGATCACGCCGAAATCGGGGATCACCACCTGAAAGCCGGGGACCTCACCGTCAAAGAACATCTGCCGCGCCCGCGCATCCGTATCCGCATCGCGGAACACGCCCGAACCGGACAGCGCAGCGGACCGCACACCGGCACCGCCCAGCAGCTCACGCCAACCACCGGTGCTGTCCAGCGTGGTCACATCAACCGTTTCCGCGTTGAACGAAATACGGCTGGCCCGCAGGCCCGCAACTGTCTCGAACCCGCCGAAACCGGTCATATCGATCTTGATCAACAGGTCTCTACCCATCTGAGTGGCCATGTCATAAATTCCTTATTAAAATAATGCCTTGAAACGTTTAGTTCGCGTCGATCAGAATTCGGAAGGTCAGCGTAATCAGCCGCCGCTCCGTGCCCTTTGACCGTTGCGCACGCGCCTTTAGGAACCGCAAATCCGTCACCGTCGCCCCCGTTACGGCGGGCGGGGTCAGCAGCAGGACGTTGCCCACCTCCGCGGCGATAATCTTGGCCTGCGCGAATCCCTGCGCGGCTGAATGAACCTCGATCAACACATCATGCTGGCTCAATCCCGGCCCGCGTTGACGCACCAGCTCCTCTCCGATCGAGACATATTCGCCCTCAACCGGCGCGCTGGTCGCATCCAGAACGGTGGCCAAATTGGTGATTTCCGGCGCCGCATTCAGCGCCCAGTACAGGCCCTGTTGCAGCTCCCATGAAAATGCGCAGCTCATGCTCCGCCCTCCTCAGCCCAGAGTTGCAGGTAATGCGCCGCGCGGTCATATTCCGCGACGCCAAGGATACGGAACACCCGATCCCCCATGCGCAACCGCTGGCCCGGAACAGGCCGCCGCGATCTGCCGTGGGGCGCTGCACGCAGGATGATCCGCACGCGCACGCTGGACACCTCTAACGCACCCTCACGCACCAGACGGGCCGCAGGACGCTCAATCGCGGCCCATAGCGTGCCGAGCGCCTGCCACCCCTCCATCAGGCCGCCACCGCCATCAGGGGTCATGGCACGGGCCTCCAGCACCATCTCTCGGTCTAGAACCGGCGCAGCACCGCTCACAGGCGCACCGGACGATGCGCGTCCAACAGGGCCAGCACGCCAAACGGCCAATGCCCCTGCCCACCGGACCGGTTTTCGTAATAGCTCGCCGCCAGCAGCATCACCGCATGACGCAAATCAGCAGGTACATCCGCAGGGACGAGGCCGTAACCAGCGGTAAAATCAACCTCGACCTGACCACCCTCGGGAACGCAAATACGCCCGGCCAGAACCGGGCGATGGGCATCAATACGCAGCGTGACGTTCTCCATCACCCGCGTGCCACCTGCCGCATCGGCTACGCGCACCTCGTCCACGGCAGTAACCGGCGCAATCGGCAGGGCCTGCATATCACCGCGCCAGTTTGTCAGAACCAAACGCAAATCGCGCGTGATCAACGCCTTGCCGATCCGTGCCTCAACTGCGCTGGTTGCTGCGCGCAAATACATCTCCAGCATGGCGTCCTGCGCGCCATCATCGTCAAACCCCGTTCCCAGATGCAGGTGGTCCGCAAAATCGCGTATCTCCACCGGCACGCGGGCTGGGCCATTGCGTTCCGTCATCATCATCGGCTGTCTCCCACCCTGTCGGATACAAAAAGGGCCCACGCGAACGCAGGCCCTTCGATCAGTCAGTCAGCGCTGTCTTAGCTGGCTGCGAACTTCAGCAGCTTGATCGCAGCAAAGTCGCTAACGTCGCCGCCAACACGCTTGGTGGCAAAGAACTGGACGTTAGGCTTGGCCGAGAACGGGTCGCGCAGGATGCGCATGTCGGGACGTTCCGCGATGGTGTAACCGTTCGAGAAATCGCCAAAGGCAATCGCCGTGGTACCCGCTGCGATATCCGGCATGTCCTCGCAGATCAGAACCGGATACCCCATCAGACGCGCAGGCTCACCCGCGGCCAGTGTGTCCGACCACAGGAAGCGGCCATCCGCGTCCTTCATCTTGCGCACCGCGCCAGCCGTCTTGGAGTTCATGACAAAGGTCGCGTTCGCGCGGTATTGTGCACCCAGCGAATAGACCAGATCGACAATCGCATCCGCCGGATCAGCGATGGAGAAATCGCCGTTCGTACCGGTGGCCACATAGCCCAGATTGCCCCAGGCCCAGACATCATTCGCAACAGCGGTATAGCTCATGATGCCGCGCGGCTTGCCCACACCGTCACCCGCGATGAACGAAACGCTCTCGGCCCGTGCAAACTTGTCCGCGATGCGGTTGGCCAACCAGCCCTCAACGTCGAACGCGCTGTCATCCAGCAAACGCTGCGAGGCCTTTGGCATTGCCGACAGCTCATGCAGCGGGATCGAGATACGCTCCAGTTGCGGCGCGCCAGTCTCACCCGCATTGGCCGTCTCATCCGACCAGCCAGCGCCGGTGTCGTTGTGATCGACCAGCACGTCAAAGGCGGATGCCTCAACATTCACCACATTCGCAACCGAACGCAACGACGCCGCGCCCAGCAGAACACCGTGCACAGTGGCCGAGGTCTGCGGGTCCACCAGATAACCACCCTCTGCGGAAACCTGGGTGGACATGCCCTTTTCCTCAACGCCCAGCGAGCGCAGGCCATCATCATCACCCGACCGCAGATAGGCCGCGAATGCCTTTTGATGAGGAACCTCAACTTCAGCAGCGGAGGACAGTGCGGGGCGGGAGGATTTTGTCTGCATCATGTTCAAGCGGCTTTCTTGTTCAATAAGTTTTGTCTGAATGTCGGATTGGAAGTTTTTGAATTCGCTCAGAAAGCCAGTCATGGCCGCCTTCACGTCACGCGCTTGTGCGCCTGACTTGGTGTCGATGTCGTGCATCAATCCATCCTTGAAATTGCTTAAGTAAAAAACGACCAATCAGGCCAGTAGTGCCGCCGCGTCATCAAAAAAGGACGCGAGGCTCGTCGCCAGCACATCGTCATCCGTCTGTTCGGATTTCGATTGTGCCCGCGCCTCGGGGAGCATGGGGAACGTCACTAAGGACACTTCCCAAAGCTCGATCTCGTGCAGCAACCGCCCTGCGCCGGATTTCTCCGCGCGGATGGTGCGATATCCAATGGACAGCCCGTCAATGGCTCCGGCTTTTAGCAGCGCCAGCGCCTCACGGCCCGCCTGCACCTCGGTCAGGATGCGACCGCGAACATGCAGTCCGGTGCCATCCTCCTCAACCGCCTCCCAAACACCGATCGGGGTGTTGGGATCGTGCTGCCACAGCATCTTGACCGTGCGGCCCTTGGCGAATAGCCGCTCCAATGCGCGGCCATATGCGCCCTTTTGAACGATGTCGCCGCCCTGATCGGCAATACCGTATAGCGAGGCATAGCCCGCTATCGTCGCATCCCCATCCAGCGCAGGCGCTTCGCCCAGACCGCAGAACTTCGTTTCCAGCATATTCGCCGGATCATATCCCGTCATCCACACTCTCCTATGTAAAACAACACCTTATCAGGCGGCGTTAAGACCACCCGACAAAACCAGAAACAGCCCCTGCGCGGCCAGCGTACCGGCCACACCGTAAACGGCCATCCACATGCGCCGCTCCAAACGGTCCAGCAGCGCCTCGATCCCGCCCAGCCGACGCTCCAGCGCCAGCCAGCGTTCCTCGCTTACCCGTTCCAGCGTTTCGACCCGTGCGCTCGTGGCATCAAACGGCTCATATAAAAACCGAGAGCCAGGGGTCCGCGCCGTCAAACCGCACGCGGCGGCAGGCCAAGCATGCCGCGCTTTTCGTCCTCGCTCAGAAAGTCCGCATCCGAGATACGACGCCACTGCGCCTCGCGCTCCAACGCCAATGCCGGAACCCCATCCAGATCCGGCTTTAACCGCGCCCCCCCCATACCGGGCAGCCACTGCGACAACGCACCTGCAACCTTGCCAACCAGCGGCAGCACCGTCAGACGGTAAAACGCACGGTTCGCCTCGGCGTAATTCGCATAGGTCGCATCACCGGGCAGACCCAGCAGCATGGGCGGCACACCAAAGGCCAACGCGATCTCTCGCGCAGCCGCTTCCTTGGTTTTCTGAAACTCCATATCGGACGGTGAGAAACCCATAGGCTTCCAATCCAAACCGCCCTCCAGCAACATCGGGCGACCCGCATTCGCCGCACCCTGATGCTGCCCCTCCAGCTCGTGTTTTAGGCGATCGTACTGATCCGCGCCCAACACGCCGCCGCCCTCAGCCGACCGGTAAACAATCGCACCTGAGGGCCGCGCCGCATTGTCCAGCAACGCCTTGGACCATTTCGAGGCCGCATTGTGCACATCCACCGCCGTCGCCGCCGCCTGCATCGGGCTTAGACCATAATGATCGTCCGTCGGATGCCAGCCGCGCACATGGCACACCGCCTCAGCCGGAAAGCGATGCTTCTTCGCCCCAACCGCGTAATCATAGCCAATCGGCCAGCCATCCGAACCGGGCACAACCCGCATCCGATCTGAACGTAGAACATGCAGCTCCATCGGAACATCCGCACCGGCCACGGCCTCCATGTAGCCGTTACCACTCAGCAGCAACTGGCCGTAGAACGCCTCAAACAGCTCACCAGCGCCCTGCCCGCCATTAGGGCGTGCCAGCAGGTCCAGTACCGGATGCACGTCATAGCGCCGCTCCGCATCGCCCAGCACAAAGGGCACAGCCGAGGCCGCCTCCGCGATCAGCTTCACACAGCGAAACCCGACCGGGTTCGAGGTAAAGCCAACCCGCGTCAACGACGCCCCATCACGCCCGCTCCACGTTGCGCGCCCCGCGCCGTGAAACGCGACCATAGGGCTGGCCGCACTCGCCTTGACCTCGGGCGCTTCCCTTTTGAACAAACCCAGCATCGTTTTCTCCCGTAAAATTCCGGTAAACAAAAAGGGGAGCCAACTGGCCCCCCTCGCATTCTTCAAATATCCAAAATTCGCCTACAGCCCGCGCACCTGTGGGCGATGAACCACCGCCTCCGCATCCTGCATCAGGTCGGTAACGGCCCAGACCAGCGCATCCAGCCGGTCCGGTGATCCACGCCCCGAATAACCGGAGCGCAGCATCGCCGCCATCTCGTCCTCCAGCGCGGGGAAGCTGCCCGCATGCAACACACGCCCCTGCTCATACAGCGCCGCAACCGGCTCCGCCCGCGCCTGTTTCGAGCGGCTGGCATGCACACCACGGTAACTGACGTTCCGATCCACCTGCCGCAGCAAGTTCTCCACCAAATCACCGCCCTGATTAACCTCGGCCACGACACGATCCGCGCCCCAATCATCGCGCGCCGCAATCGCCGCCTTGGCCCAAGTCAGTGGGGATGCTGCTTGAACGCTCACATCCGCGAGGATGACCGCCTTCCAGCTATCCGCCTCACGGTGCAGGCCCGCCACCACGATGCCACATGCGTCAGAGCCCTCATGCCCCGTCATCGGTGGATCAACCGCAACGATAATGCGCTGCAATTCAGGCGCCTCGGATACCCGCGCCGCCTCGATCAGATCCCGAGGCCACAGCGCGCCGGGCATATCCTTAATCAACTCACCGTCCAGCTCCTGACGACCCAGTGCCGTACCACCATATTTCGCCGTGACAGCCTTCAGAAAACCGGGCGCCAGATTGGCCATATTCGCCGAGGTCGCCGCCTGCGTAACAACCGTACCCGCCTCGCCCAGAACCTCCTCAAACAACGCACCGGGCGCTGGCGTCGTCGTCACCACACAGCGGGGATCATCACCAAGGCGCAGCGCGAATTGCAGCATGTCCCACGCATGTTGACCCTTCTTCCACTTGGCCAACTCATCGCACCACGCCCCGTCAAATTGCGGCCCGCGCATCGCCTCAGGATCGGAGGCGGAAAACACCTGCGCCTCTGCGCCGTTCGGCCAGATCAGCACGCGGCGTGACGCAATCCAACGCGGCTTACGATCCGGTGGCGAGCAGGCAATCAACCCGCTATCGCCCAGCACCATCACGTCGCGCGCCTGGTCATATGTCTCACCCAGCAGCGCAATCCGGTTACAACGACCCGGCGCGTTCGGCGTTGGCCCCTCGACCAAGCTGCGGATATATTCCGCACCGGCCCGTGTTTTACCTGCGCCGCGTCCGCCCATGATCAGCCAATTTGACCACTCACCCTCCGGCGCGATCTGATGCCCCTCAATGGCCCAAACCTCGAACAGATAGCTTAGCGAATGCAGCGCATTCTCACTCAGGCTTGCCAGCAGCTCCTCGATCTCCGCCTCGCTTGCGGAGCTTAGAAATTCGCGCACGAAGCTCATCTCGTGCGGCGTCGAGGTCGAGCATGTGCCCTGCGCTATGTCCGTTTGGTGCAGCATTTGCAT